CATTCAGATCAAGCTGGTCAAACCGAATGAATCTTGAACTAGATTTCCCTGAAAAACTGGGATTTCTGTTTGAGCCTCACCGATACAAGATTCTCTATGGTGGTCGTGGCTCTGCCAAGTCTTGGTCGGTTGCTCGGGCTTTGATCGCTATTGCTGTCCAGAAGCCAACACGAATCCTTTGCGCCCGTGAGTTGCAGAACTCTATATCTGACTCTGTGATTGCTCTATTGGGCGACCAGATCAAAGCAATGGGGCTTGAATCGTTCTTTGATGTTCAGCGTACAGCTATCTACGGTAGGAACGGCTCAGAGTTCAGTTTTGCTGGTCTTAAGCACAATGTGACTTCAATCAAGTCGTTTGAGGGTGTTGACATTTGCTGGATTGAAGAAGGCCAAGCTGTTTCAAAGGTGTCTTGGGAAACCTTGATTCCTACGATCCGCAAGCCAAACTCTGAGATTTGGGTGACTTTTAACCCTGACCTTGATACTGACGAGACTTACAAGCGTTTCGTGGTTAACCCACCAGCAAGCGCAAAGATTGCCAAGGTCAATTGGTCTGATAACCCGTGGTTCCCGCAAGTTCTCAAGGATGAACTGGAAGAACTTAAGGCTAAGAACATGGACTCTTACCTTAATGTCTGGGAAGGTCACACCCGACAGATGCTCGATGGCGCTGTCTATGCCAATGAACTGCGTAAGGCACAAGAAGAAAACCGCATCCGTGAACTGATTATTGACAAGACAATCCCTGTTCAAACCTTCTGGGATTTGGGTTGGGCAGACATGACTTCAATCTGGTTTGTTCAGGTTATCGCTGGCGGTGAGGTTCGGGTGATTGATTTCTACCAAAACTGCCAAAAGACCATTGACCATTACGCCCAAGTCTTGCAAGAGCGTGGTTACATTTACAAGGATTGGTGGCTTCCGCACGATGCCGAGAACAAGAATATGACGGGTAAATCCGTGAAAGACATTCTTGAAGGCATGGGCAAACCAATCCGAATCACGCCAAAACTCTCTATTGCTGACGGTATTAACGCCGCCAGAACGCTACTGGACAGGTGTTTCATTGACGGGACTCGATGCGCTGATGGACTGCAAAACTTGCGCCATTACCGCTACGATGTTGATCCGAATACTAAAATGTTCAGTAATAAGCCGTTGCACGACCAGCACTCACACGCAGCAGACGCATGGCGTTATGTTGCTGTAGCCTTAGATGAAGGTGTTACTGGTTGGGGTAAATCTATCAACAAAACTCCTAAATGGGTGGTCTAAATGTTCATGTTGCGTCAAGGTGATCTTTCAAGTGCTAAACGGGTTGAGGAACTTGAAAAGCGTGTAGAAATGCTTGAAACTGTGGTAAAAGCATTACAATTACCTGAACGCCCAAAAGTCGGGCGACCTTCAAAGGTGAAAGATGAGCCAAAATCAACTCAAAGCGGCAGTCCAAGCAGCGATTGACGATTCCATTGGGTTTCTGGAAACGGAAACCGTTGAAGCACGAAAACAGTCGTTGCAGGCTTATCTGCGACAGCCATACGGCAATGAGGTTGAAGGTAAGTCTTCAATTGTCACTGGCGAGGTTGCAGAAGCCATTGATGGCGCAATGCCTGCGCTTATCCGAATCTTTACTGGTTCTGACCAAATCGTTGTGGCTGACCCTGTTGGCCCCGGAGATGAAGCTGGCGCAAAGCAAGCCACCGACTACCTGAACCACATCTTCTTGAAAGATAACCCCGGAGTTATCATTCTTCACAATTGGTTCTTTGATGCTTTGTTGCAAAAGAACGGTATTGTTAAAGCCGTTTGGGAAGACAAAGAAGATGTTACTAAAGAGACTTATGAAGGTCTGTCTGATGATGAACTGGCAATGCTGTTGCAAGACGAGAGCATTGAAGTTGTTGAGCAAGACACAGTAACTCAGCCCATTCTTGACCCTATGGGTATGCCTGTGTTTGACGAGACAGGCGCACCAACTACCTATGGCATCCATGATGTCACGATCAAGAAGACAGAGAAGTCCGGCAAGGTCGTAATTGCCAATGTGCCTCCTGAAGAATTCCTGATTGCCAAGGCTGGTATCACAATCAATCAAACCCCGTTCTGCGCCCACCGCCGGATGATTACCCGTAGCGATCTGGTCGCAATGGGCTTTGATGAGGAAATTGTCAACAGCTTGCCAACAGGTGATGCGCTTGCTTATACGCCAGAGCGTGTGGCTCGATTTGCTCCAGGTGAACAGCCATATGACGTTCAGACAGATGACTTCTCCATGCAAGAAGTTGAAGTCTTTGAGTGCTACATTCGCTACGATGGTGATGAAGATGGCATTGCAGAGATGCACCAAGTCTTCTACGCTGGCAACCAAATCCTGAGTGATGAAGAAACGGATTACATCCCCTTCTACTCTGTCTGCCCTCTGCCAATCCCACACAAGTTCTTTGGTAACTCGTTGGCTGACCGCACTGTTGACTTGCAACTGATTAAGACAACAGTAACCCGTCAGATGCTGGACAATATGTACCTGACCAACAACAGCCGAGTGACTGCTGTTGAAGGCCAAGTAAACCTTGACGATTTGCTGACTTCCACCGCTGGTGGCGTGATCCGCACAAAGTCTCAAGGCGCTGTTCAGCAATTGACTGTGCAGAACATGGCGGCTCAGTCTTTCCCAATGTTGCAATACTTGGATTCTGTCCAAGCCAAGCGCACTGGTGTTACTGAACTGTCGCAAGGTCTTGACCCCAACATCTTGCAGAATGTGACCGCCGCAGCAGTGGCCTCCATGCAACAAGCTGGTTCAGGCAAGATTGAACTGATTGCCCGTATCTTTGCCGAATCTGGCGTTAAAGACCTGTTTGAAGGCATCCTTCACTTGGTCAGCAAGTACCAGCAGAAAGAGCGCATCATTCGCTTGCGTGGCACTTATGTAACTGTTGACCCCCGCACATGGGCAAACAAGTTTGACATCTCGATTAATGTCGGTTTGGGCAACGGTAACCGTGACCAGCAAATGGCAATGTTGCAGATGGTCTTGGCTAAACAAGAACAGATGATCGGTCAGTACGGCCCTGCAAACCCATTTGTTTCGTTTGGTCAGTACCGTGGTGTTCTTGGCCGTATGGTCGAGGCCGCTGGTTTCAAAGACTCTGCTGAGTTCTTTAAGCCAATCAGCCCTGAACTGGATCAGCAACTGTCTAATCCTCCACAGCAAGCGCCGCAAATGCCTCCTGAAGTTCAGGCATTGATGGCTAAGACGCAAGCAGACATTCAAGCCCAACAAGCCAAGTTCCAAGCTGATATGCAAATGCAACAGCAAAAGATGATGGCGGACATGGAGTTTGAGCGCCAGAAAGCCGCACTTGAACTGCAACTCCAGCGTGAGAAAGCCGCAGCAGAAATTCAACTTATGCAAGAGAAAGAAGCGTCAAAACTTCAACTTGAGCGTGAGAAGATGAATATGCACTTTGCCATGAAACAGCAAGAGTTTGAGGCAGAAGCGCAATTGAAGGCCATGAAAGTGGGCGCAGGCATTACATCCAACATTGAAATTCCGGGGTGATTTATGACGTATGAAGAACTGCAAGAAATCCTGAAGCTGCGCCAGCGTACACCGCAAGGGCCAGCCCCGACTGTTGACCAGATCATTGCTGCTATTCAGAGCCAATATCAGCCAGTGGCCGCAATGCCATTGCCAGAAGCAACACAAGGCGCACAGCGATTTGTGACTAATGCTGGTAACTTTGGCCCTGTTGAGCAAATCGTTGAGTATGGCCGTAGCCCTGTTTCTCAACAAGCAACGGCAATGAACACATTTGTTCCGGGTGCTTTTGACATTAACCGAACATCGTATATTGCGACACCAAATGAAGCGCAAATAGCTGCACGAATTTCTGGTGACTCTGGTGGTTCTGGTGTTGCTCCAATGTCTAAAGAGCAAGAGGCAGTGTTTGATTTTATGAATACGCCTGAAGGTCAGTCTTATAAAGACGCTTGGGGTAAGGCTAACAGCAACTTGATCGGTTCTGTATTGCCTGCTGTTGTTCCGGGTCTTGGTTTGTATAACTTCCTTGCTGGAAAGCAAACAAACCCAATTACAAGCATCAAGCAAGCTGTAAATGCGTGGCAATCGGCTAGGGAGGCTATGAATCAGGCGCAGGCGGCATTGAGTTATTACGACCCTCAGTACACATATGACCAAACTTACAATGGTGATGTGATGACAACTGACGCTCCTAATAATGAAGTTGCATCTGTTTATCAGAGTTTTTATTCACCTTCTTCATCTGAAAGCGGCGGTTACACATCCGACCAAGGCGGTGGTGGCTGGGGTGGCAATGATTCCGGCTATGCTGATGGCGTTGGCGGTGTTTACTAATCATGGATAAAAAACTACAGGCTGAATGGGCCAATAACCTGTTGAAAGATGACTTTTTCGTAAAAGTTATGAATGATTTGAAAAATCAACAGATTAGTGTGATAATTAACACAAATCGAGATGAGGTTGACGAACGGGAAGCCGCTTACAACCACATCAAGACGCTTGATCTGTTTCTTGGACACTTGCAAGGCATAGCCGCAGAAACCAAGATTCAAGAGAAAAAGTGGAAGATTCTGTAACGAAAGTTACCCGCAGTCCAGACGGTTTCTGGCGAAAACTGAGATGACACATGGAAAACACCAACCCCTCGGGGAGTGAAAGCCTGACCGTAAACCAAGCCGCTAATGCGTTTATGGGTTTGATGGGTGATGACAACGGAGCCGATGAAGGCCAACCTGAAGAATCAACCGCTGAACTTGAAACCGCTGGTGAAGTTGAAGAAGAACCCGAGTATTCGGAGGAATCTGGGCCTGAAGTGGAAGAAAAACCCCGCTACAAGGCAAAAGTCGGTGGTGAGGAAGTTGAGGTAGAACTTGACGAACTTATCAACGGCTATCAACGCAGCAAGGATTACACCCAAAAATCTCAGGCTCTAGCTGAACAGCGCAAGGCTATTGAAGCCGAACGCCAACATCTTGAGCAAGTGAAACAAGAGCGACAGGCATACGCCCAGAAGTTGCAGGCACTCGATAGCTTCTTGAGCCAGCAAAACAAGGGTGAGGATTTGGAAGTTCTGAAAGAGACAGACCCTATCGGCTATGCCGTGAAGGTTGCGGAACAGTCTCAGCGTGAGAAACAACTTGCAGTAGTTCGTGCCGAACAGCAACGCATTGCCCAACAGCAACAAGCCGAGCAACAGCAGACATTGCAAAACCATCTCAAGGCTGAAGCTGAGAAGCTAGCGTCTGTTATCCCAGAACTGGCTACACCAAAGGGTGACGCAATTCGGAAAGAAATCCGTGAATATGCGAAATCTGTAGGTTGGTCAGATCAGGAACTCGCCTCAGTGTATGACCATCGTGCTGTGTTGACTTTGTATAAAGCGATGAAGTTTGAGCAACTTCAAAAGGGTAAGCCGGAGACTTTGAAGAAAGTCCAGCAAGCCCCCAAGATGCTCAAACCCGGAACTTCAACGACAAATACCAAGTCAACTCAAGAGAAACAAGTGATGCAGAGGCTGCGTCAAACTGGCAAAGTCCGTGATGCAGCTAAAGCATTTGAACGATTCCTTTAATTTTTTGGAGTATTAAAATGGCAACCTATCAAACCTATACCGCAATCGGTATGCGTGAAGACCTGTCTGATGTGATCTATGACATCAGCCCCACCGACACCCCTCTGATGTCTTCTATTGGCAAGACCAAAGCTACTGCTACTTACCATGAGTGGCAGACTGACAGCTTGGCCGCTGCTGCCTTGGGTGGCGCAGTTGAAGGTGCAGACGCATCTTCGATCACTGCTTCGCCTACCACTCGTATCGGTAACCGCACTCAGATTTTCACTAAGTCTGTTGCTGTCGCTGGCACTTTGGAAGCTGTGGACAAAGCTGGTCGTAAGTCTGAAAAGGCTTACCAATTGGCTAAAGTGTCTGCTGAACTGAAGCGCAACATCGAGTTGACCTTGTTGTCTAACCAAGTTGCTGCCGCTGGTAACTCCAGCACTGCTCGCACTATGGGTGGCCTGCAAGCATGGTTGAACAGCAACTATGATGGCGGCACTTCTGGCGTGGCTGGTTCTGGCGGTACTACTGCCCGTACCGATGGTACTGACCGCACTTTCACTGAAACCATTTTGAAGACAGTGATTGCTGAAGTTTACACTTCTGGCGGTTCTCCAAAGGTTTTGATGGTCAACCCTGCTCACAAGCAGACCGTCTCTGCCTTTGCTGGTATCGCTGCACAGCGTTACATGGCTCCTTCTAACGAGCCAACCACCATCATCGGCGCTGCTGATGTTTACATGAGCGACTTCGGCACTCTGTCTGTTGTGCCTAACCGCTTCATGAACAGCACCAACGCTTGCGATGAGACTGCTTTCATTGTCGATCCCGATATGTTGGCCGTGGCTTACTTGCGTCCCTTCCAAACCATTGAATTGGCTAAGACAGGCGACAGCGAGAAGACCCAACTGTTGGCTGAATTGACTCTGGAAGTCAAGAATGAAGCTGCTCATGGCATCGTGGCAGACCTTTCTTGATCTAACGTAAGTTAGCCAAAAGCCCTCCTCGGGAAACCTTGGGGGGCTTTTTTCTTTATTGCATTAAAGATACAATGTCAATTATGGAAAACCCTACATTTCGTAAATCTGTTGCTCACGCTGATGGCGATGGCGGCTTGGTCATTCAAACGGCTCAAGATGTATCGGCAATTGTTGAGCGAAACAAACAAGAGTTCAACAGCTATGACGAACGGGCCAAATGGTCTGATGAACTTTATGGCAATAAGGTTGCATCTATTCCATTCACTGCAATTGATGATTTGAACAAGCAAGGGATCATGCGTGGTTTCCATATTGTTGACCATGCTCGATTTGCGATGTTCCTGAATAATCCTGACAATCGGGCATGGCGTACAAGGCCGGGGGTGATCTAAATGAGTTTTACCAGTTACTCTGATTTGCAGACAACCATTGCTGGTTATCTGGCCCGTTCTGATTTGACTACTCAGATTCCAGACTTCATCCGTTTGGCTGAAACCCGTCTGCGCCGTGATCTGCGTATTCGTCAGATGCTCAAGAGCGTGACAACTGAAACTGTTGCCGCTGATAGCACTGTTGAATTGCCAAGCGATTTCCTTGAGGTGCGTGATTTTGTCGTGGTCGGCAATCCCGTAGTGCCTTTGAACTATTACAGTCCATCGGCTTTCAATCGGAACACCCGTTCATGGGAAAGCGGCAAGCCAAAAGATTACACAGTTTTGGCGACAGACTTTCA